TATAACGCAGTAACTACTACTACTGATCAAAATTTAATACTGATAGCAACATCAGATTTTGTTATAGATTCTACTAATTATTATACTGGTCAAGTCATAGATGCTCAAGCAATGTCACCTTCAGCATCCAGTGACAAGTCAATCACATATACTCTTGGTACTAGTGTAACATCAGGAACACCTTCTTTTAAAGCGTATGCTGTTGTAAGAACCACAGGTGCTTCTGGTCAGATTAGAGCAATCAATAAAACAGCAGAAAAAAATAATTTTGTAAAACTTAATTTAGATAGCCACCCAGTAGGAACTTCTGGTACATACTCACTAGGTGTACCTGATGTATATAAACTTGTTCAAGTTTTAGCATACACCGCAAATGATTATACTACTGGAGAAAAAGATGTTACTAAGGATTTTAGATTAAACCTTGGGCAGAAAGATAACTACTATGGTCTTGCTTCTATTACTAAAAAAAGTTCTAGTACATTAAATCTTTCTACTTACAAATATCTTACAGTAAAATTCAATTGGTTTTCAAATACATCAACATCAGGATATACTTTTTCAACGGTAGATTCTTATCCTCTTCCTGCTACAGAAAATAGCACAGCAGCTGCAGGTGAGGTATATCCTCAGGAAATACCTCTTTATCAGTCAGAAAAATATGGTATAACTGATTTAAGAGATGCTCTAGATTTCAGACCTTATGCTACTAGAACAGCAACAGGAAATTATATATCTACATCTGTGGCAGGGGTAACTAGCGAGAATCCTAGCAACTCAGAAGTAGTTAGTCATTCAAACTTAACTTTTCCGATCCCAACTGAGACATTCACAACAGATATACAATCATATTTGCCACAAGGATACCGTTGTACTATAAACGCAAACGGAGATATTGTAATGAAGGCCTCTGCTATAAATGAGAGAGTTTCAATACAGACTCCTGATCCAGGTGAAATGACATTAGCTACTCTGATTGCTCCTCCTTATCCTTCTTTAGCATCAAAGGCGGCTTCGGCAATTGATCGTCCAGATTTGTCACTCAAGGTGACTAACTTAGAAAATCCTCATTTTACAATGAGGGATATAGGTAGGTTGGAAAAAAGAATAACCAATGTTGAATATTATACTTCTCTTTCTTTATTAGAAAAACAAGCTAAAGATCAATTAATTCTAGATGGGTCTGGTTTAGATAGGTTTAAAAATGGATTATTAGTAGATCCATTCAGAGGTCATTCAGTAGCAGCTGCAGGTCATCCTGATTATAAAGCATCTATTGACATAAACAAAAACCAACTTAGGTCATGGTTTAATACTTCTAGTGTAGACTTTAGGGGTATTGACTCAGGAACCACAACACAGTCAGGACAAACAGGCCCAGTGTTTCACGTTCCTTATGTATCTACAGTATACACAGAACAACTACAGGCTAGTAAAGCAAGCCCCATTGTAATAGAATTATTGTATGATGTTGAGGATGATTCAACATATACAGCAAGCGGATTACCAGTCAATTCAGAAGATTTGGGGGAAACCGTGTCAAGTGCGGCAGACACCGTATCAACTACAAAAACATCTGAAGCAAATTCAACTGTTAATAATATACCCGACTCCACATCAACAAATAATGCAACATCTAATGTTGTTGATAATAGTCCTCTAGATGTACCGGATCCCGTCTACACTATCATCAGAAAAACCGGCAATGCTGTTGATCAAGGTGATACAATTGAGTTCTATGTTCAAGCGCAAAATCTTGTTGAGGGCACGCTTGTATCATGGACTATTACGGGAGTAACATCAACACAGGTTTTAGCTCTTGGTCTATCTTCAGTTGCTGCATCTTTTTCATCATCTGGTTCGTTTCTTGTTTCTCTTACAGCAAAAGAAACTGGAGACACTTCTCCTGTTGATGTTACTCTTACATTGGGTGCGACAGATAGTTATGGTAATGCAACAGGAAGTCCTTCAAGCACTGTGTCAATTAGAGGCGCATCGTCAGCAGACCCGATTGCTTGTGGACCAGGACACTCTTGGAATCCTAGTTCAGGAAAGTGTGAACCAAATATTACTTCATCTAGCTGTTTAAAGGGTCCGGGTGTTCTAACTCTTAATCCAGATTATGACAATTGGTATGACACCAATCCTGTTGAACAAGTACAAGAAGATGTAGAAGGAGAATATTCTCAGTTTAACTATACAGGTGCTTGGGAAAAAACTTACCATGGCTGGCATACTGTTGATAAAAACACTACACCAGGCACAACAATAACAGGTACCGCAAAGCTTCCAGGCGGCCAAAGACAGATTCTTGACCATTTTCAGTCTGAAATTGGTGACTATGGTGTTGACTATTACTCTGAAGGTTATTGGGAGCAGGAACAATGGGCAACTTATTCTCAGGTAACATCTAATGTAATTGAAACTGGATATATGAAAACGGATATGATATATTCCGGAGCAATTCCTGGGCCCATTCGACAAAATGGTTATATAGACAATGAAAATCTCATACCCGGCGTAAAAGCATATGCGAAAAAAATCAATATTGATTTTGAAGCAAACGGATTGTGCCCTAACACTTTGTATGATTTAAATATTGCAGGTATTAGCAAAGGTTCATTCACCAGTGATGGTTTAGGTTGTATTAAAGATAGTTTCCAAATAGGAGACTCAGAGGTAGAAATAGGAACTCAACAGGTTCAACTAATAGCCACAGGTAATACGGACAAGTGGGGTGATATAGAATCATATGCTACTGCTCAATTTACTTCGGTATATGAGGGCATGGCAACTCAGTATTCGGGTTATAATATTTTACCCCCAACAAAGAGAACTATAGCAGGCCCCACTATTGATAAAGATCCCAAGGTTGTCATTGGTGAAAAAGTTTTCGACCCTAGCTCAGTCCATTGGGTGCCTTTGACCGAGCCTACAATTACATATTCTGGTATAACGTCGGTTGACGGATTATCATATTCTAACATATATAAAAATACCGGTGTTGATCTTGACACTGTAACAGACACCTCACACAATGACACAACTACCAAGACTATACAGACAGCAGCCGGTGGTAGTAATGCGGCAACTGTTACTCGCACTCTTACAGATGCGTCAGAAAAATACAATATAGATCGTAATACTAATAAACAAACTCAGGTAGCAAATCCTAATACTAACTTTACTACAGGTTCACAAACAGCACCAGTACAAAATGTTATACACACAAATGTTGAATATGATTATGATTTGTCTGATGTAGAAGAAGCAATACAAGCAGCACTTGCTGAAACAGGTCTTCTTAGACAATCATCGGTTTACGGTTTGTGTATGTATTACGACCCAATGGCACAAACTTTTATGGTTGAAAATATGCCAGGAGGTATGTTTGTAGACTCAGTAGATATATTCTTTAAGTCAATTTCTACAGAAGCAAACAATAACGGTATCACTTTACAAATACGAGATGTAGTAAATGGATATCCGGGCGCTGAAGTATTAGGAACTTGTCACAAACTTAGAAAAGATTGTGTGGTAACAAATCCGTCTGGTAATAACGTAGACGGAACTAAGTTTGTATTTAAAGCTCCAGTGTATCTAGAAAATAACAGAGAGTATTGTATTGTTCCTATCCCCGATATGAACGACCCTGACTATCAGGTTTGGATAGCTGAACTCGGCAAACCTGAAATAGGAAATACTAAGACAATTAGTAAACAGGCTCATTCTGGTGTGTTGTTTACTTCTGCAAATAACAGAACATGGACGGCCCACCAGGCAGAAGATATGACATTTAGAATTAACCGTTGTGTATTTAGAACAGACACTACCTTCCAGGCAACTTTGAAGAATAAAAACATGGATTGGATTGAATTTTCTGAAAGCACTGAATATACAGCCGGCACTTTCCTACATGGATTTACTTTTGAAATAACAAATGCTGGATCAAATTATACCGCCTCTTCAACTTCTATTGGAGTGACCGTAAACTCAGACGGAACTGGTGGAGATGGTTTGGCCCTTACTGCTAATACTAATAGTGGTGGGGAAGTAACAGGCTTCACTGTCACCGATTATGGCACAGGATATAAAGTAGCCCCAACTATAACTATTTCAGATCCTAATACTGGAACAGATATAGCTACAGCAACAGTAAGATTGAATCGTGGTAGGGTTTATACTTACGACACTCAATATGAAACACATGAAATTGAAGTAATTCAAGGACACTTTGATGATACTCACAACAATAAGGTCTCAGACGGTACTACCGATGCCACAATAGGAACCATACATAATCGTATAATAGATGCTTATGTATTAAAAGCAAGATCTACAAACTATGGTTCGCAGGGAGGATTACGAGCCAAGGTAGCTCTACAGCCTTCAAGTAATACTTCATCAAAAAATACTACCTACGTTGATACATATATAGGTGAAACAGTAGAACTGCAAGAGGAACAGGTACTTTACAGTTATTCTAATCAAATTTCTAGCGGCATTCCTCGTGGAGAGACTGTAGCAATCCAGTTTGAAATGAGAACTGGTGTAAACAACTTGAGTCCTATGGTAAACGCTGAAAGTGTTTCTATGTTGATGATTAAGAATGTAATAAACAATGATGCTTCAGATGAAGAAGTTGCTACTGGCGGGTCTGCTTCTACTAGATATATAAGCAAGAAAGTTATACTAACAGATGGATTAGAATCTGAGGACTTTAAGATTTGGTTAGACAATAAGATACCATCACAAGCAGACGTAAAAGTTTATGTTAAGGTACAACATAAGGATGATGATAGTGCTAACTTCTTAGAAGATATTTGTTGGCATGAATTAGAAATTGAAACTCAATCGTCTAACGTAGCGGGACAGCAGTGGCAAGAATATCAGTATAAGGTTCCTTTAAAGAGTAGCGGTAACTTTGGCTTGAATAGTAGCGGTATACTAGAGTATGATGTGAACACTATCACAGGAGTTAGTATAGGTGCTGCAGGTACTGGATATGCAATAGGAGATGTTATACAAGTAACAGGTGTAGGACGAGGAGCATTACTTACAGTTTCTTCAGTTGGAGGATCGGGTGAAATTACTGGTGTTACTGTCACAGAAGGCGGCCGTTATACAGGAACTCCTACTCTTACAGCAACCAATAGCATTAGCGGTACAGGTGCCGGAGCTACTTTGACACCTACAGTATCAACTACAACTTTTGTAGGGTTTAAGATTTGGTCTGTTAAGATTGTACACCTGAGTACAAGTACAACACAAATTCCTAAGTCCACAAACTTGAGAGCCTACGCTCTACTGGCAGCATAATGTTAAAAAAAGTAAAAGGTGAAAATAACTTAATTAAGGATGGCTATAGCAAAGCTATTTTAAGCACCGATACAAAAGGTGCAATAGAATATAAAAAAAGAAGAGCAGAAAGGCTAGCAAATCAGAAAAAAATTGAGCAGCAGCAGTTAGACATAAATATATTAAATTCTGAAGTAAAAGAACTGAAAGACTGTATGAAATTAATTTTAGAAAAAATATCCGGGAAATAATAAGTGGCTACAATTATAACTAGAACAGGTAAAGGATCTCCTCTCACTAACACTGAGATGGATGATAACTTTAGTAATCTTAATACAGACAAATACGAGTCCGGTGATGATGTAGACTTTGGAAGTATTACTTCTTCTGGGGATTTTCAGGCCTCGGCTGACACCTCAGTTTCAGCAGCCGGAACGGTTCAGGGTGATGCCACACTTCTTACCAAAACATACAATATAGTTACCACTGCCACAACAAATCAGGGGGTTATTCTTCCTGATCCTACAGGGGGTTTGAAATATACAATTGCGAACGCTTCTGGTAATAATATAAAAATTTACCCAGCAGTGGGCGATTCTATAAATAGTGGAACAGCAAATGATCCTATCACAGTTCCTACAGGGGCTACAAAAGATTTAATAGGAACAAGTGTTAGTAATTGGGATACTCTTGTAGAGTTGCCAATTTATGACTCAACAGGTACAAGACTTAACTAGGAATATATAAATGCGACCAATAAGAGTAAAGGCCTCAGGTTCTCCAATAACTTCTGCAAACTATCAAGGTTTGCAAGAGATGTCTGATACTGATATTGAACAGTATCTATCATATGTAATTACTAACAAATATGCAACAGATTGGGACGGCACCCTTACCGGTGATCTCAATATGGATACTGCAAATGCTCTTAGTGGTTCTTCTATAGGCACTTTTGCTGACACTCAAAGAACTGAATCTGTTGGTACTCACCCAGCAACAGGCGCTACATCTACAGTTAATACCTATTATTTTAAACAAGTAACTTCAGCTGCTACAGAAAGTATTACAAATCGTCCTGTGGGTTATGATAGTGGAATAAAAGAGTTTACGGATTCTCAACTAGACACTGACATATTAGACAAAGTTATAGAAGATATGGTAAGCGAAAGCGATTACACCGTTGGTCAGTTTAAACTTGCAGCATCTGCTCCTTCTGGCGGTACCTGGACTTCTCGATATACAATTACCGATACACATTTAGATGGTTCTAACACTATATATCTTTGGCAAAAAACAGCGCCGACCTCATCAGCAAACAGCGATTTAACTTCTCTGAAATATGACAGTGGTTTAAAAATGCAGACAGCTGCTGAAATTGAGCAGATAGTTCCTAACTTTAGGAATAGAATTGTTGAAGGATATGGATCAACTCCTGGTGTTGGATGTTACTTAGTACAAGCATCTTCACCTTCTGAAACAGGTACTTGGACACAAATGGGTGACGCAGCAGGCTTCTCTGATACTAGACATCAAGTAGCTTCTTCTACTTATTCAGGAAGCTATACTGGGACATTCTCAGGTGATTACACCGGAGCATATGAAGGACCAGCTGACTATAGCGGAACATACACCGGAGATTATGTATTATATTACTCTGGTTATGTTGGTGGAACTTTCTCAGGAGATTACACCGGATTTTATACAGGTGTTACTGATTATTCTGGTACTTATACCGGATTTTATTCTCAAGACTTTGCCGGCAATTATTCAAGTGACACAATTAAAGCAGCTACAGAAACAGTTTCTACAATTAAACTGTGGTTAAGAACTGCTTGACATCTTGACTATATAGTAATATAATATAGTTTTTAATCATGGAGTTTTATTATGTCGGAATTATCCGTACCTTTAGATTCGTCGGTAACAGAAATAGTCGAAGAATCTAAGCCTACCAAAGAATACATAAACCCCTATTGGTCTAATAGGGGTAATAGACATCTCATAGTAACCGTCAAACTTTCTAATGGTATAGAAAGAATGGCATCTATTCAGGATACAGATGGAACAAATCCTGATATGAAAGAAATACTAAAGGTGTATACCGAAGAACAGATAGACGAAAACACTAGACTGAATTTAGAAAAAAGAAATGCCAACATTAAAAAGACGGCAGAAAGACGAGAATCACAAAAAGCTAGGGCTCAACAAGAGGCACTATTTGCTGTTAAACTAGAATCTTTTGAAATTGATAAAGTCAAAAATTCAAAAAATACTGAACTTAAAAAATTAATAAGAAAAGCTAAAAGTGTTGTAGAAGTGCAAGCATACACTACTATTTTGTTGATGAAGGAACTTGAAAGTGCCGAAGAAGAACAATAAAGGATTTGTTATTGTTGCTTCTAACAAAAAAGCATTTTATCTTTATGCTAAACTATTAGCAGAATCAATACGAGACTTTTGGCCAGAAGCTAACATTACATTTTTTACACATGAACATTGGGTAACCCCTGAGGATTACAAACTGTTCGACACTGTGATAACTGAAGGAATACCAAATCATATCAGAGCAAAACTCTGGGCTCTAAACAAAACTCCCTATGATATTACAGCATATCTTGATGCAGACATGATGTGTGAGCATGAAGATATTAAAAATATTTTTGATATTTTACCAGAAGACAAAGATATTGTATTTACTAAAAACAGACCATATAATGCTAGGCTAACAAAACTTTCTGATACTGAAGAAATGACCTGTCACTGTGGGTTTTTTGTTTATCGTAAAACACCTGCTATCATGGATCTAATGGGTGCATGGTGGACTGAGTATTTGAAACAACGTGAACCTGATTATGATATTGCTCATTATCCTCCAACTGCTGTACAGTGGGACACATTTACTATGTGGAAATTATTAACGTACGGAGAATTTGATATTAAATGGGGATACGTAGAAGAGCCTGATGCGCGTTGGAATTTTGTTAACGGCTATCACTATGAAGAATTGCAAGGCACTGAAATAGTTTTATATCATCATACGATACCCAAGGATCAATTGAATGAAGTGGATTGATATAAACAATGAAGAAGTCCTAGAAATGTTAAATGAGTATAGTGCTTGGTTTTTTGATACGGACATGAAATTACTCACAGATATTTCACACAACAGAGAACGCCACAAGGGTATGAAGTTAGAAGAAGCCTGTGGTGAAGATTATCTAAAAGAAATTGTAGAGAAAGACGGCCAGCATATAGGGTATCCTGAAAGAACACTCTCTGTAGACATAGCTTCTTGTGACAATGTGCCTTCTGAACACAAAGAAAAAAGATTAAAATTGTCAAAAAAATTATGCTCTTATCTAGGTGCTCGCAATCAAGCAGTCAATGTATTTTACCCCGAAGGCGGTTATATGGGTTGGCACAATAATTGGAATGCTTCTGGTTATAATATACTATTGTCGTATTCACCTACAGGCAATGGTTTCTTTAGATACATGGATCCTCTCACCAAAGAAATAGTAACTATGGAAGACAAGCCAGGTTGGACTTGTAAAGTAGGATACTATGGCAGAGGCAGAGAACCCGACAAAGTTTATTATCACTGTGCCGGGTCCTATGAGCCTCGTATCACTTTAGGGTTTGTTGTCCCTCACTTAGAAATATGGCGTAGTATGATTGAGGATATATCAGAAGAAGACGCTACTTCTTTCCAATAGCCATAAATCTATCAAAGAAAACTTTACCTTCCCAGTTATAATAAAACTGCTCTATTTGTCCTGTGTAGAGTGGTTTTTTTATGCCTGTGTTTTCTAAATGACCTTCAATACTATCAACACAATTAATACCATACATTTCCTGAATTACATTACTAGTTTGTAAGGCAAACATACAATCAGGATTTTTTGTTTTTAGTTCTCTGAGAGGATACATTTGTTCACATCCCAAAGAAATAACAATGTCAGTGTCTAGTGCATTAATGTCGTGGAATGCAAATGGAACATCTAACTGAAGATGATTTATGTCAATACCGTTGTCAGTATAATACTTATTAAAAACCTTAGATAATTCTAGTGCTTCGTTATCAATATCAATCAAATCCATATGCTTTACTTTGATATTCTCACAGATGAGAGGCACAAGAGGAAACCCCAACCAAGAATTTAATACAATAATATTGTATTCTTTGTCTGGGTCTAACTGTTTTACAAGTTCTTCCATTAACCAAACAGCAGCATCCATTGTGTTTGGGTTCATGGACTTTCTAAAGTCATCATGTTTGTGAGGCATTTCATGCTCAATCTTATCAAGCGCCATACCCCAATACCTGAAACTAGTCAGGAAGTTTAATCTTAACATCTTCTGGTCTCCCCATTGAATCGTATAAACATATGAATGGTGTTTCTCTGTATTTAAATTGTTCTATATCATTTGGATATTGATACCCGTAGTTATAACTGTACACCCAACCACTAGGAAAGTGTCCTATATGATCGTGACTAAACTTGTTGTAAAATAAATTGTCTAGCCCTCTAAAATAGAAAAACATTTGACTAGGGTAATCTTCAGTCATCTTATTGAATCTTTTCATTTCTTCTGATTCAGTTAGCCCATCGTTCCATCTTAATATACTAGAATTTAGATTAGTATATTTGTGTGGTATATGCTCAGTATCTTTTTTCATTTTTTCAAGATTATGCCATTCAGTCTTAACAAATAATAATTTATTATCACATGGATAATCAATAAATCTATCTAGATTTCTTTGTATCTTAATATCTAAATCAAGAAAAAGTTTTTCTCCTTTCTGTGTGACTACATCAGTACGAAACAGATATAGTTTATTCCACCATTTTTGATAATAGTTAGATAGAGGAATATCAATAATATTAATATCAGAAGATATACCAAAAGAGTTTTCTGTTATGCAATGAAATTGAAAATCAATTGTCAGCTTAGATAAACAATCTAAGTAAACAGCATTAACATGAGAGCTAGAATACTTATTGCCCCATTTAACTGTATAGATGTGTATCATTTCCAATGCGCCAATAAGTTAGGGTCTGCTAAATCATCTTGTTTTGTATGCCCTCTACTCTTATCTTTAAATGGTAACAAGTCAATGTTGAATACACAGAGTATAGCACCCGGACGATAAGTGTCTACTCTCAGGTCATCCTCATCCCACGAACGGCCTCTGTTATATGAGTATGCCATCCAACTTGGAAAATGTCCCCATAGTTTTTCTTTGCTAAAATCTCCCCACCGCCAGCTGTGATAATTATCAGTACCGTCAGTAAATGTGAACCATATCTGTTCTTGATGTTTTAATACATCTTCCCATATACATTCACATTGGTCATCCGACCACACTTGACAAGATCCATTTGTGTATGCACCGTGAGCAAGTTTAAAGTTTCTACTTTTCATTGGACGAGGATCTTGCCACCAACTTCTGAGTTTTGTTGGCCTATCTAAGTCGTGTGTAATGATAGGGCCCATATCATTTTGTATTATAACATCTAAGTCTAAGAAAACGAAACGCCCCGTAGGCTTATCGTCAGCGAAGTTATGAGTATTAAAAACAAAAGTTTTAGGACGATCCCAGCAGCGAGCCATTCCATACTTGAAATTATCAGAACCAAACCAATACTTAGGATGAATATTAGGAATGTCAGGGAAGTCAATAACTTTAATCCCAGGATCAAGGCCTTCAGGAAGATCCGTGTAACAGTAAAAATGAAAGTCAAATATGCTAGCATCAGTATTACGTTTAGCCATTGAATATAATTTATTGACAAAATGTGGTCCATATTTTGTTCCCCATTTACAGCAGATATAATTTACGCGCATCTCCATAACCTCAACA